GTTGCCGGGCCATGATAATCATTGGTATGTGATTATCTAGTGTCATCTTTCGGATGAGTCGTACTTCACGACCGCGAGCATTGAGGTCATGTGTGAGACTTTCGAGTCTCGCTATGGTGTATGGTTGGTAATCTGGGTTACACAACTGGGAAGGCGTGACATAGTTACGTGCTGGAAGCGTGAGAAGCTTCTGGTTATCCTTGAGTACGATTTCAACGGGTTTGCCGGTGAACAGTCGTTCGCAGAACAGACCAGACTTGCTCCTGTATGTCTTCGATTCATTAAGTTTCAGTCCAAACAAGACCAGCATCTTGCGATACTGATCATGTTGAGCCTTTGTTCCAAGGCCAATTTGATCGTCTCCCATCACTTTGTAATGGTGACGTTTGTATTGGGACTTCTCTGAAAAGAAGATATTCAGGATAGTAAGTATTGGGAAAGCTAGCGGAAGACCCATAGCCACACCTCTCGTTGATATGTACTCTTGACCATCTCCTGTGGATTTAAAGTGTATTGGGCCAGTAAGTCTGTCTATCACATTATCGTAGAAATGCGGTATGTGAAGGGCAGACTTGGCACCCTCCATGATGGCTCTCGCTGCCTCGAAGCTGATAAAGTCGGTGGAAACCGACCAGTCAGCGGATTGGTAAGTGAGAGACTCGGAGGGTGCGGCTAAGCGGATTTCTCGTCCGGCCAGTACATCTTGGGAGTGATGTCGTTTAAGTATCTTTATGAGTTGATCGTTGAGGGGTCCAGCAATAGTCTTGATCCAGGCGGGGGGCACACTTACTAATCGTGTCTTACGGCCTCTATCACCTATCGGTGCCACGTGCACTTGTAGGGGTTGTTTCTGGTTAACTTTTCGACTTGCATCATCCATAGCTAGTTGAGCGATATTCTCCCCATAAGTCGAAAGATTTGTGTAGTATCCATAGGCTCCACCTCCGGAACGGCTGTTTTCAATACAGCTGGCACGGGTCAAAGTTGGTATCGTGGTAAACGGTACCTACTTTCCTTTGTTAAGGCGGCGGAAGAGATCTTCAGTGAAAGTTCGCAACTCGTAAATGAGTTGTGGATCTACATTGGACGGATCTGGAGGGCAGACGCGTTCCCTGTGGGCTTTGATGGCTTCTTCTTTTACCTCACCGGTAAGAGGGGGGGCTGGAAGGGCCCGGAAGAATTGGGATAGTCTAAAGAGTGCCACAGTAAGTTGTTCTCTCCTCAGACCATTGAGGAATGGATAAATTATTCGCCGGTACTTGGAAGACATCCTCATTCTTTCTCCCGAGTTAAAGGCAGCCCCACGGATAACGAGATGCAACTCTTTCAACACATGCGTTAGGAGACCCATTTGTTGGGCTCTAATGATATGCATTAGGAAGAGTGTTATGGACGTACCAGTGGGACGTTGCGAAGGCAGATAGATCAGATCTGACCCTCGCGCCAGGATAAGGGATGCTCGGAATGCGTTAAACGTCTCTTGAAGTTCATTCAATTGCCGCTTTTCCAGTTTGCTTACTTGTTGAGCACATTGTAAAGACCTCCTGGGTAGTCGGGTACCAGACAATAATGTCTGCTTACCTGCCGCCTGGTTCTTGATCATAGCGGCGACGGCCACAACCGTCTTTGGCACGAGATAGACTGCTTTTAAGCTAGTCGGTGCCTTGGACGGGTCTGAGATTACTTTCC